CCAAGTAGCAAAAAGCTACGTCATGAGAAAATCATGACCCATCGACGTGACGAAGTAAAGACGTCGCGCTTTGTAGTACGTCTGAAATCGATGCTGTTTGCATCGATGCGAGGTAAACCTCTTGACACGTCTTGAAGGCTCCAGTACATTTGCTCCGGGTTGGGTCCCAAGATATGGTTCCCACCCTTGCTATGAACTGATCCAGCCAGACGGACCAAGCGGCGTTTTGTTTCGCAATATCCATCGAACGAAAGTTTAGAATCAGAATCACCCCATTGCTGGGGGGAATGGATTCCCAAAGCAGATTGCCGTCCCAAAGGACTGCTAGCTGACTGTCGGGAGCCAAACTGACGACGAACTTTGTCGAAGGCTTTGTTGAAACAGGCGACTTCGTTACCATCTATATCATCCTTAATTTGTTTAGGAGTATAGATGGTACGACGTTGATGCCAACCCTGATACCGCTTATTATAGCGGAGATTAGTGTCAAACATCAACGATAGACCACCTACGCCCCGTGTTAATTTACGGGAACGCGGAATCGGTCTCTTAGTCACCTCCTCGACCATCTCCCGTATGTGCTGACAGAGGTGCCAACGTCCAGTCAGATAAAACTGATCAGCCGTTGCCACCCAAGCCATTACGTGGGAAGGCGTCCAGTCGGAAGCCCTGGCGGGTGCTTCTTGTCGGGCATAAACGGGTAATACCCGATGGCCCTCATAGAAGTCCGCGCCGCAACTCTCTCGGAATGCAGATTTCGAGAAACTTTTGCGGTGATTCACACGCAATGCGTATGACTCAAGGTACTCCGTGACTACGTCCACCAATTCGGTTCTGACTATCAAGTCATCACCGAAAACACTTATATCACGAGAAAATCTCGTGATTGTAGCGTACGTTGGACGGATACCGTAATGATTATGTATCGCCGCAAGGATGAGTGTGTAAAATACACTAGCTTCGACAGGAAAGCATAAAGCTGACCCCATCGACGCATACTTCTCAAGGACGATATTCTGATCATTCGGTAACGTTGCATGAAGCGACCTAGCATCCTGCAAGAACTGCAAGATGGGCGATGACTTAAAGATTCGGTTGACGAGTTCAAGATGTACTCGGTCAGACGCGTCACTTAAGTCTAATGTCGCATGTTTAAGGTCGATTGATGCTTGGTAAGCGCGTTCACGATTATGGAACTGGTCCGAAAACCGGACAGAATTCCTCGTGAGACGATGTTCCTCCAAACGGGCAGTCATCCAACGGGATAAACCCTGTTGAACATACTGCATGCAAGAAGGTTCAATCGCTATAACGCGCGGTGCAGCGAGAGTCTTAGGAACAAATACTACACGGACTGGAGTTTCCTCCAGAATCGACACAGTAGAGATTCCCTGGACACTCGTTGAGCTCCCAAAACCTACGCCCGTCCCAAAAGAGTCGGGTATTGGGTTCAGAGCCCTCTGGGCGATCCCGTAATTCGGGAATGCGTGAAGAGCTACTGGGAAGCTGTCCTCGAACCGGTCGTACCATTGTTTGATTTCCCTTCTTTCGTTAGATAGAAGTCGATCTGCAGTGACGCCCGGACCGTGAGCGCACACAAGGTCATGCGTGTCGACAGTAGGAAATACTGCCGTCCACAAGACCCGACTGACTTCGTCCAAGATAATATCTTGGCGAGCCAGATTATGTCGTTGCTCACGGAGGTCCACCTCTACAGACAGAAAACGCCCTATTGCCGCAGCTTCACGCCGCGGAGAACAGGGTATCTTCGGTTTCTTGAAGAACCGACAGATCTGTCGAATCCAATAAATGGAATCGGCACATACTCTGTCTAGTAGTTTACCGTCCAAATCGAACACACGCTTGAACAAATCCTGCAGCAATGCAGGGAGAGTTCCTCTCCGTCTATGGGCTTTAAACCCCTTCGGAAGAGTGAAGCATCCCGTTTCTAAACCCGATTCTAAAGAATCGGACAGAACGGGGAGGGTTATCGTCAAGAACGATAGCCCCTCGTGTTCAATACGACTTCGAATCTCTTCGAAGTCGCGTTCTGTGGACACATCTAGGTCTATGCTTAGTTGTCTAAGCATAGCCTGGTAGAGCATAGTCGGTCGTTTCATCATAAACCTCATTTATATGGGGAATATGAACCGTCCCGACGCATATGTTCTCGACCGAGTCTTACGACTCGCCACCCAAGATCTTGTTATAGTTCGTCGAACTAGCCCAAGCCTTGAGTGCGTCGATCGCATAACCGAGCTCAGTATCGCTAAACCCAAACTTGGGTTCATCGATAACCAAGTAAACCGAGTAACCGACCTGCTTGTTAAGGGCAGAAATCGGATCCGCGGCTACCTTCTGCTGGGAGAGACGAATCTCTCGGCGGAAACGCGCAGACGTATTAGTCTGACGCGTCGTGAAGGTGGTGTTTCCGTCAGCCGACGTATAAACGTTTTCCGTCGGACTCTGACGAGTCCGAGGCAACGAAATTGCGACGGCGTTAACGGTAACACTCTGAGGATCGGCAAGCATCGAAAAGCTCCTTCTTTCTTTCTGGCGGAGAATTCCGCACGGAGAATGTAGTCATCCGTATCGCGAGATCCCTAAGGCTCCCAAGATAGCGAACTGCATCCCGGTAAGATTGTTAGA